GCCAAGCTTCCAAAGCCCATTCTGCTTGACGTGGGACATGCAACACCTGGCTTCGTGTCGGGAGTGACAGGAGATCCGGTATCCCGCGCCGCGGCGGCAGCCGCAGCTGCAGATGCTGAGAACAAGAAGAAGAGGGAGGCGGCCGCGAAGGTGGCAGCCCGCGCGGCAGAATCGGCACAGCTGCAGTTGCAGCGGTCGTTTGAAGGTACTGACCTCCAGCTGCGCCGACAGATTGCGCTGTTTGATACGAGCGCTGACAAGTCATCCAAGGCTACAGAGCTGCAGAAGCTCAACTTCGAGTTGGCGGCTGGCTCTCTCCGTGGCTTCAATGCGGAGCAGCAGGAGTCGCTGCGCCTCGGTGCCATTGAGCTTGATCGACTCAACGCGGTCAGGGACGCCAACGAGCAGGCCGCCAAGGCGACGGAAGAATTCGCCAAGCTGCGCAAGGATCTGAACCGAGAGGACAGCCTGGGCGTCGACCTGGCGCGCGAGCGGCTGAAGGTGATCCAGGCGGCGGCCGCAGCCGGCGCGGCGAATGATTCGGACTACGCGGCGACCGCTAGGCGCGCGCTGGACCAGGTTGGTGGAACGGGTGCAGACGGCTTCACTGGGCCGGATGCGCTGTATGGCGGCGCGGCCGGAGAGTTCTCCAAGATAGACAAGGCCATGGAACAGGAGAACGCGAGGTATGAAGCTCAGCTCGAAGCGCTGAATGAGTACCGGCAGTCGCGTGCGGATCTCGAAAGCGAATGGGATGCTCAGGAAGAGCAGATGAGGGCCGAGCACCAGAAACGCCTGCAATCCTTGGAAGACTCCCGCTGGCAGGTCACGCTGACCGCTGCGCAGCAGGGCCTCGGCAGCGTCACAGACATCATGCGCAACAGCTTCGGCGAGCAGTCTGCGCTGTACAAGGTCGCCTTCGTAGCGCAGAAGGCCGCCGCGATCGCGCAGGCAACCTTGGCGATCCAGGCGGGCATGGCGGAGGCGGCGAAGAATCCGTGGCCGGCGAATCTGGCAGCGATCGCGTCGGTCGCCGCTGCCACTGCAGGGATCATCTCCAGCATCTCTGCGGTTGGCATGGCGCACGACGGCATCGACAGCGTTCCCGAGACCGGCACCTGGTTGCTGCAGAAGGGCGAGCGGGTCACTACCGCGGCGACCAGCGCGAAGCTGGATGCGACCCTGGAACGGGTGGCCCGCGATACCAGCACCGGCGGCGGTGGTGGCGACACCAACGAGTTCAACTTCAACGTCAACGGATCGCTCAGTGAGCGGGAGCGGCTGATGATGGAGCAGACGGTGGTCAGGGCGGTGACCATGGCGCGGAAAGACCGCGTAGCCGATACCACGTCTGGCACTGGGCCGCAGTCCCGGGCCATGCGCTCAAACTGGAACGTCAGAAGGAAGGTCGGGTAATGGCGCTGATCATGCAACCGCAGTGGCTGCCCGAGCCGCTGCGCGAAGGCTATGGCCTGCGCCACGTCTCACCGCTGAAGCGGTCCACGTTCGTCAGTGGTCGATCGATGCCGCGGCGCGCCTATACGGCCACGCCAACAAACGTCGAGGTTCGCTGGCTGTTGGACGACGGGCAAGCCGCACTGTTCGAGAAGTGGTTTCAGGAAGGACTGAGCGACGGTGTCGCCTGGTTCGCGTGTCGGCTGCGCAGCCCACTGGGGATGGACTATTACAAGAGCCGGTTCACTGATATCTACGACGGCCCGACGCTGACCAACAGCAACCTGTGGCTGATCACGGCACCGCTGGAGATCTACGCCCGGCCGCTGCTGGCAGACGGCTGGTCTGAGTATCCCGAAGGAATCCTGCAGGCCAACGTCATCGACTTGGCTGCAAACAGGGAGTGGCCCAGGCCATGAGCATTCTTGAACGGCTGTACGCCTCCGGCGGCGCGGAGGTGGAGCATGAAACCGTGGCGATCGCGGTCGGTAGCAAGACCCACTATCTCACCAAGGGCTGGGAGGACATCACCGCGGTGCTGGAGACAGGACAGACCGTGACTTTCAAGGCCTGCGGCATGGATGTGGCCAAGCCCACACGCAACGCCGACGGGGTCCAAGACCTCCGCTTCGCACTGACCAACATCGATGGGGTGGTGAGCACCGAGATCCGGGCGGCGCTGGCGGCCCGGCTCGAAATGACCGTCACCCTACGGATCTACCTGAGCAACGACCTGCTGGCGCCGGCCAAGAAGCCGTTGTCGATGGTGATCAAGGGCGGGCAGTGGACTGCAACCGAGGTCCAGGTGACAGCCGGCTTCATGAACATCCTCGACACGGCCTGGCCGCGCGACCGCTTCAACCTCACCAAGCACCCGGGGCTGCGCTACATCACATGAAAATCGATCTGGAAAAGTACCTGGACGTGGTCTGGGTCAGCGGCGGCCGCAAGTTCCCGGAGCTGGATTGCTACGGCGTCGTCAACGAGGTGCGCCGTGACCTTGGCCTCGCGCCATGGGACGAGTACCCGGGTGCGACGCGCGCTGACCTGGCTGAACTGGCGAACGAGGCTGCCCTGCAGCACGCCGGCAGTGACCTCGTGGAAGGCGCGGTTGCGTTCTGCTATCAGGGCAGCGTGGTCACCCACGTGGCGGTGCTGGTGGAGGT